ACAAGCACAACGTGTTCAAGATTTTATGAACTATCAATTAACTAATGTGATGGAAGATTACACTCCTGAACTTGATCAAATGTTATTTTATCTTGCACTAGCAGGATCTGCTTTCAAAAAAGTTTACTTCGATGCTCAGATGAATCGAGCTGTTGCAAAATTTGTGCCTGCGGAAGACTTAGTTGTTCCTTATGGAGCCACGGATCTTGAGTCATGTGAAAGAATTACACAGATTATTCGTATGTCACAGAACGATTTACGCAAAAAACAAGTTACAGGCTTCTATCGAGATGTAGAAGTGTTCCCAACAAACGAAGAACAAGACGATATTCAAGAAACTTACGACAAAATTGATGGCGTTAAGGGCATGAGTAACGACGAAGAGATGACTTTGTTTGAAATTCACTGCGATTTAGACTTAATCGGTTACGAAGAGAAGGGAGCGGACGGTGAAGATACAGGAATTAAGCTTCCATACATCGTTACAATCGACGAAGGGTCAGGAAAAGTACTTTCGATTTACAGAAATTACGGTGAAGAAGATCCTCTAAAAGAAAAAAAGCAATATTTTGTTCATTACAAGTTTTTACCAGGTCTAGGATTCTATGGTTTTGGTCTAATTCACATGATCGGTGGTTTATCCCGCACTGCAACTCAATCTTTACGTCAATTATTGGACGCAGGAACTCTCGCAAACTTGCCCGCAGGTTTTAAAACTCGTGGATTGCGTATTCGAGATGATGATCAACCTCTTCAGCCAGGTGAATTTAGAGATGTTGACTCACCAGGTGGAATGATTCGTGAAGCAATCATGAATTTACCTTACAAAGAGCCCTCTCAAACACTTTTTGCCTTGATGGGCTTTTGTGTAGACGCAGGAAGACGCTTTGCAGCGATTGCTGACCTTCAAATTGGTGAAGGAAACCAAAACGCAGCTGTTGGAACCACTGTTGCACTCTTAGAAAGAGGCACACAGGTCATGTCGGCGATTCATAAACGTCTACATTATGCTCAAAAGATAGAATTTAGACTTTTAGCTGACGTATTTAGAGATTTCTTACCTCCAAGCTACCCTTACAAAGTTGTAGGAGCAGACAAAGAGATAAAAACAGAAGATTTTAACGATGATGTAGATATTATCCCAGTATCTAACCCAAATATTCACTCTTCAGCACAAAGAATTGCAATTGCACAACAAGAATTACAATTAGCGATGGCAGCTCCTCAATTACACAACTTGAGAGAAGCATATTACAGAATGTATGAAGCAATGGGCGTTAGAGATATTGATAATTTGTTAATTCCTCAACAAGAACCTTTAGCAATGGATCCTGCTATGGAAAATGCTCAAGCTCTATCACTTGCTGAACTTAAAGCGTTCCCTGGACAAGATCATGACGCACATATTCAAGCTCATTTAATATTTGGCTCTTCACCAATGGTAATGGCACAGCCTCAAGCTGCAACTGAATTACAAAAACATATCTTGGAGCATATCTCAATTAAAGCAAAAGAGATTGCTACAGCAGAACTTGAAGGATACCCACCAGGAATGAACGAAGAGCAATTACAGGTACAATTAAACGCTCGTATGGCACAATTGATTGCTCAGTTTATGACAGAACTCAAACAAGCTTCTGCTGAACTATCTGGTCAAGGTGGTCCTGATCCTCTAGTACAATTAAAACAACAAGAACTACAATTAAGAGCACAAAAAGATCAAGCAGATGCTCAGATTGATGCTCAGCGTGTAGCACTAGAGCAAGAACGTATTAAACGTAATGATCAAAACGTTCAAAAGAAAATTAATTCTGCTGAGGATATTGCAGAACTTCGAGCAAGAGTTAATGTCGAAAAAACAAGGAATAGATAATGGATATAAAAAAGTTATTAGCTAGAACTACCTTATATCAACCAAATAAAATGGTCAGATCCAAAAATGTTAATATTCCTGGCTTGAAAAAGAAAACAACCAAGAAAAAAACAACCAAGAAAAAAACTCCACAAACAGGTAAAAACAGATATAATCAAAAGATGACTGCTGGTTCAAGATCAGGAGTCGGAAGATTACAAAAAATAAAAGGGATGGCTTAATATGAAAAATAAAAAACCTATGAAAAAGGCAATGGGTGGAAGCGGTGACAACAAAGAGAAGATGAAGCTTAAAGGCTACATGTCTGGTGGTCCTGTGGAAATTCCTATGCCTGGTCCATCGGGACCTAGCAAAATGCGTGGCATGGGTGCTGCTACCAAAGGCGGCAGATTCTCAGGTGTCAAATAATCGAAACAAAAGAAAAGGTTTAAGTGGCGGAAAGAAGTTCGGACCGCCACCTAAAAAAGGACCTGATCCTCAGGGTAAAAAAGCGAGGACTTTGAAAGGAGTGCAGAGATGAAAGCATGGAATTGGATTTGGGATAAGTGGAACAAACTTAGCCCTCACGGCAAATGGATAATTGGTATCGTAGTTGCCGCTGTGGTTTACAATTGGTGGATCGCATAAATGTTATCTAAATTATTAGGCGGATCTCTAGTAGACACTGTCGGTAAAGTTATCGACAGTGTCCACACTTCAGAGGAAGAAAAGCTTGCCGCAAGAAATAAACTCAAAGAATTAGAAAACGAAATTAACTCAAAGCAAATGGATATCAACTTAGCGGATGCTAAGTCTACTGCTACAGGTATTGGTGGTATTATGCAACGAAGTTGGCGTCCCCTCATCGGGATGTCTTGTGCCCTAGCGATATTGTGGGAGTATGTTTTAAAACAATTTGTTATGTTTTTACTTGCTGCATTTAGTGTGCAACATGATCCTTTGCCAGCTCTAGATATGGGAGTTCTCATGCCGCTGGTAATGGCTCTCCTAGGCATGTCCGGAATCCGCAGCTTTGAAAAGTTGAAAAAAATAAATTCTGATAAGTAATGTGTCAGGGTTGTGATTGCTCAGATGACTGTCCAAATAAGAGTAAAATGTTAGATCGTTGTCGTAAATGTGATTGCGTTTGTCATGCAGATACAACCTGTATGTGCGAATGCGCTATATGTGAGTGCGTAACTTGTTTAAATAAACATGGAGAAAATAATGGAACTACACTTAATAAAGAAAATAGTAGACAACCTGAAGAGTCAAAGACTTAACTTAGAAGATGCGATCTTAACAGGTGGAGTTGAAGACTGGAACAAATATCAGTATTTGACAGGCCAATATAATATGCTACTAAGTATACAGCGGGATGTGAAAGACATCCTGGAAAAAGCAAAGGTAAATGATGACAACTAAGGAAAAAAAGAGTCAGGAACTTCCTGACAAAGTTTTTGCTTTGGAGAACGCATACAAGAAAAGAGAGGATCAGTTTCTAGATCCATCAAAGCTTCCAAGCAAATTAATTGAGAGACTTCCTCAACCAACAGGTTGGAGAGTCTTGATACTACCCTACATGGGACAAGCTAAATCAAAAGGCGGTATTATTCTTCCTGAAGAAACAAGAGAGCGTGAACACTATGCAACTGTTTGTGCTTATGTTCTAAAGGTAGGCCCTGATGCCTACAAGGACAAAGATAAATTTCCAGATGGCCCTTGGTGTAAAGAAGGCGATTGGATTTTATTCGGAAGATATGCAGGCGCAAGATTTAAGCTTGAAGATGGCGAATGCCGTATTATTAACGACGATGAAGTGATTGGCACAATCAAAGAGCCTAGCGACATCGTTCATGTGTGAGGAGTAAATCATGGCTGAAGCAGCACAAGATGACAATATGCAAGATATTGAAATCGAAGTATCCGAGCCAAGAGGCAAAGATTTAATTGAAAAAGAGATATCAAAATTAAAAGGCGAAACTGCGGCAGGAGAAGTTGACGTTCAGGTAGATGAAAAACCTGAAGAGCCACCTGTTGAAGCAACTGAGGAAACTAAAGAAGAAGTCTCAGATGATAAAAAAGATAAATATCAAAATTATAGTAAAGATGTTCAAAAACGAATTAACACATTAGTTCGTCGAGCAAAAGAAGCTGAAGAAAGAGAAGCAGCTCTTGCTAATAAATTAAAGCAAGTAGAAGCTCAAACTTCTCAAACTCAATCTCAGTACAATACAATGCAGGATGGTTACTACAATGAGTTTAAAACTCGTGTAGAAACACAATTGTCATTAGCAAAAGATAGCTTGAAAAAAGCATATCAAAACAATGACCCTGATCAAATTATTGCAGCTCAAGAACTATTATCAAAAGCAACTCTTGATAAAGAGCGTTTAACGATTGCAACTGCTGATCGTGAAAGAAGAGCTCAAGCTCCTCAAGAGCAACCAGTTCCTAATCCTCAACCACAAGTTCAACAAGAACAAGCACCTGCTCCCGATCCGAGAGCCAAAGCTTGGGCAGAAAAGAACTCATGGTTTGGTAACGATGAAGCGATGACCTATACAGCTTTTTCAATTCATAAAAGATTAATTGAAGAAGAAGGGTTTGACCCCAACTCAGATGAATACTATACTGAGATCGATCAAAGGATCAAAAATGAATTCCCTCATAAGTTCAGTGGATCTGAACAAACTGAGGAGAGTGCCTCCAGTAAGCCCAGAGTCGTGCAACCTGTGGCTTCTGTTAAACGAGGTGGTGGAAATGCACGGAAGGTGGTTCGTTTGACACCTAGACAAATTCAAATGGCAAAAAACTTAGGTGTACCGCTAGATGCGTACGCTAAACAAGTAAAGGAGTAAATTATGGTAAACAAGACTCCAAGGGCAACAGAGAGCAGAGTTAAAGCAGAACGTAAAAAAGTTTGGGTTAACCCTTCTTCTTTGGATGCACCGCCTGCACCCACTGGATTTAAACACCGTTGGATCAGGGAATCTGTAAGAGGCTATGATGACAAAGCTAATGTCTATAAGCGTCTTCGGGAAGGATATGAATTAGTGAGAGCTGAAGAATATCCTGACTGGAATCTTCCCACAGTCGATGACGGTAAACACGCTGGGGTGATAGGAATAGGGGGATTACTGTTGGCTCGTATCCCAATAGAAGTTGCTGAAAGCAGAAACCAGCATTACGAAGAGCAAACAAAACTTGCTCAGGAAGCTGTGGACAACGATCTTCTAAAGGCTAGCGATCCAAGAATGCCGATCAGTAAACCCGACAGGCAAAGTAGAGTGACATTTGGTGGTAAGTCCAGTAAAGAAACCTAAGTAAAAATTTTCTGGGTTAGCTACTGATGTCATAGATTAATAACAATAAACTCAAAAGGAGTATTATTATGGCTAACCAAGACGCACCTTTCGGCTTTAGAGCCGTCGGTAAAGTGGGCGGTGGCGTGTCAAACCAAGGGCAAACTGAATATACAATTGCCAATGGTGAAGCATCAGCTATCTTCCAAGGTGATCCTGTCAAGCTCGTAGCAAACGGTAACATTGATGTTGCTTCTGCTGCTGGTGATACTATTGTTGGTATTTTCAATGGTTGTTTCTACACAGATCCAACTACTTCAAAGCCAACTTTTTCAAATAGCTATCCAGGTGGCGTTGCAGCAGCAGATATCGTTGCAAACGTAATTGACGATCCAAACCAATTGTTTGAAGTTCAAACAAGTGGAACAGTGACTGCAGCTAACGTTGGTGAAAATGCTGAAACAGCATACACCGCAGGTAGCACTATCTCTGGTTCTTCAAAAGCAGAAGTTGATACTTTTGCTTCTAACGCATCATCCACATGGATAATCGTTGGTTTATCAAGAGATCCTGAGAACAGTG